ACAACATACTTACCTTCTTCTGCAAGTTCAACAAGACCAGACCACTTATTGATACCACCTTCGTATGTGACGTTGATGGGAATCTTGCTCTTCTCCTTCACATAACGTGACTTCTCAACATTGATGATGAAGCTATAGCCATCAATTTCCTTTGTCTTCGCATCCTTATCTTGCTGACGACCAAGAATCCAAATCGTATCAGCGGAATAATAGATACCAGTACCACCACCAACAACATCCTTGCTATACATTTCAAGTGTCTTATAGGTATGGTTAACTGCAAGCAAAGGAATATCCTTTAGTGTCAGATGAGGTGTGATCATGCGAAACAAAGACTTCAATGCCTTCGCACGAGACATGTCGCCCACATTTCTTCCATCAAGAGCATCATCAACTTCCTTACGTGAAGCAAGATTGCCAACAGAGTCAATAACAATAATGACCTTATCATCACGAGTGATAGTGCTATCAGACTTGCTATCTTCCTTTACAGTCAAATGACTCATCAAGTCAACCTTCAACTGTTCAACATCTGTGATAGGGATATGAACAACACGATCCATATCAATATCAAAAGATTTAAAATAACCTTCTGGTGTACCAAACTCAGAGTCGTAGAAAAGCATGACAGCATCTGGATACTTCTTCATATAAGCAGATGCCATAAGCAAAGAGAATGCAGACTTGAAGTGCTTGGAAGGACCAGCAAGAACAGTAAGCCCAGGGGTTAGTCCACCATCAATGCTTCCAGACAATGCAACATTTAGCATTGGAATGCTGGTTGGAATCATATCCTTCTTACCATAAATCTTGCTCTCAGAGAGAACGGAGACTTGCTTGATCTTTGAATTCTTAATAATACGATCTATTAGAGACATGTTGTTTTCCTTTTCATTGTCAAATTTATATTGATGATATCTTCTATAAGGAAAATCGAGTGTATCAACTTTCCAGAATTGAATTAAGCTTCTTAATAAACTCATTGATTTTATCCTCACGATCAGGCCAATTGATCGTTGGCTTGTCTGGATTCTTCTTTAGATTATTTAACAGTGGCATGATCATGCTATGCATTTCACTACACTTGCTCTTCCACTTTACAACATCTGACGCTTTTGCAGTCAAATCTGTTTGAAGTTTCTTTGATGTTTCTTCTTGACTATCAGAAAATGTAAATCCAAAATCATCTGTCATTTGTTCTACTCCCAAAATTGATCTAGTGTGCTTCTCTTTTCGACTTGCCAGCCAATCGCATCCAGAATGGTTTTGATTGGCTCAACGAATGCCTTACTGAACTGTAGCTCATAATCTATGTACTTGTCAAGGTCCAATTGACGGGGAAGGTTATGATGACACGCAATTACATTCTCCCTGAATGGATTGGGTAATGTCATATAACAGAACTTGATCTTGTCACCATCTTGGATGAGAGGATAGCGATTCCCCAATCCTTCCTTCTTCAAGAGATTATTATATACAAGTGAAGCACGAACATGCATTGGTGTTCCTGACTTGTATATATCTTGCCTATCAGTCCACTTGGAAAGATTCTTGCAGCCACGGGGAAATGCAACATCTTCAAACGAAAGCTTCTTGAAGTCTTGTCGGAAATCAGCAATGAACTTTATCATATCATTTTCTGTCTTTGACATGATAACACCCATAGCTTTTTTAATATTATCTCTACAAGCCTGTGGAGTGGATGAACGAACAGCTTCAATGCCCATCATCTTCAACTTAGGTTCACTGTACTGAACACCTTCGTTGTTCCATACGTTCAAAATATATCTTTTCTTCGCAGTCCTGATACCCTTACTAGCAATGGACTCACGTTTCATCTGCATCTTCTGTGCATACGCATTCATATAGACCGCTAGTTCTTGATAGCACTTGTCAATGAATGGTTGAACTTTCTGTTCACAGAAAGCATCAACAGCACCAACAATAAACATCTGATCATCAGTGTTGAGAAGCTTTACCATATCAGCCATCTTCACATAGATAGAATCAGTATCAGATGCAATCACATAATCAACTTCCTTTGTCTTGCATACCTTATTCATAAACTCATTCATTTTCTTTTCAATCCACTTAATCGAAAGCTGACCAGACAGAGTGATAGAAGTAGCAAGAACATCATCATACCAACGAAAATATTCGTTAGACAATGCACCATAGGCTGAGTTGAGTTGAATTTTCTTTGCAAGCTGCATATTGTGGTTACGAGCAATCAGCTTCACGTTCTCTTCTGATGGAGAAACTTCTTGTGCCTTCTTGGCTTCAATCATGCGCTCCTTAAACACCACACGATCATTGTACATCTTCTCCATCAAAGTAGGAAGAAAACCTTGCTTATCCTTACTGTACACAGCACCATTAGCAGCAATGCAATGATTCTTTTCAATCAGTTCTCCTTGAGTGACAGAACCACCAAAAGCACCTGACAACAGATTATCAATACTACGATAATTTCTTTTCTCATAAAGATAAGTCTCAGGGCTAATGTTGTACTGCATGATCAGATGAGGATACAGAGAATTCAAATCGAATGATACCACCCAATCATGCATACCAAGCAAAGGGTCTTTTACATACGCACCAACGATCTGTTCATCCTTGTGGGTGCGCTTGTTCTGAGGAATAACAATACGCTGATTGATAAGGTAGTTGTGAATGATCACATCCCACAGGCGCACTGAGGTAAATGCATCAGAGAAGTTCACCTTCGCATCATACGCAATAGCAAATACCTGTTCGATCAGTTTCAACTTGTCATCAAGGCGACCAACAAGATCAACGTCCTTGATGTTGTACTCAATGAAAAGCTGATAGTTCTTCTTATACAAATCAAACAGTGATTCGTACTCAGAGTAATCCAGCTTACGCTCACCAAGTTCAATATGAGCGATGTGATCCAGACGATAGGATTCCTGATTGGTGAATGTGAACTTCCTGTAGAGTTGCAGATAATCAAGCACTGTGATCCCAACAGGGATATACGACTTCTGTTCAACACCATACTTTTCAACAGAGCGTTCTTCAATGATGCCCCAAGGTGAAATCTTCTTAGCCATTTCATTGCCAAGAAGCCTACGAACACGATTGATGATATATGGAATATCGAAGTACTCCACATTCCATCCAGTCACAACATCAGGCTGGAACCATTTCATACGCCACAGATCAAGGAACTTGATTAGCAAAGATTCTTCATCCTTACACTTGTAGTACTTCACATTCTCATTGGTGTTTACGAAGTCACCACAACCCAACACAACATAAATGTTGTCCTTCTTCATCGTGATAGCTGTGATTTCTTTCTCTGCGGTCTCAATATCAGGGAACCCCTGATCAGCCGCAACCTCAATATCAATATTGACGATAGAGATTTGCTTAGGGTCATAATCAATTTCGCCGGGATAATAATCATTGATGAATGGGTAGACATATTGCGTCATCCCATAGATATCAAAATTAGAAACATCACCATATTGCTTCACATAATCACGAGCATCCTTTGGCGAATCAAAGTCAATGCGCTTGACAGGATCGCCCTTGAGGTTCCTGAACTCAATCTCATCCACATTGTTTGGATTGTTATTGTGGACAAAAAGATACGGCTTGCAGGGCATCTTTTCAAATATGCGTTTGCCACCATCATAGCCACGAAGCAGGATGGTATCATAGTGGAGGTGGGCGTGTGTGTAAAATTTGCTCATACGAATACCTTATATCAAAGTGAGCCAAGATGCAAGCAAAAAATAGGGGGCAATGAAGCCCCCTACTCTATTATTTTCTGTGATTTTCCATTGCTAAGTACAAGATATCTCCACGGGCAATTCCAATATCAGCAAGTTCTCTATCAGATAATTTTGATAACTCATTGATGATACTGTAATATCTTTTAGTGGCAGAAATTTCTTTCTGCCAGTAGTCCATCCATTCATTTAGCATATATTTTTTATTCTGCGATATATTGTTTCGTTGATTTCTTTGTAGCAACAGGTGCTGCAACATCGTCTGTGATATCAATCTTCTTGGGTTTCTTGTGCTCTGGAATAATATGCTCAAGCCAAATCTTGAGGATACCATTTACCATTGCAGCATTGTTCACAACAACATTATCATTAAGAGCGAAGGTACGAGTGAACGCACGATCCGCAATTCCCTTATGAAGATACTCTACATCAACACCATCAGAGGTGAGTGTATCAAGTGTAGTTTGCCCCTTGACGATAAGCTTATTCTCTTCAAGAGTCAGTTCGATATCCTGCTTACCAAATCCAGCAACTGCAAGTTCGACAACATAAACATTATCGTCTGTCTTCTTGAGATTG